ACGGAAATCAGTAATACCACGGCGACCTTGAATTTCTCTTAAGAATGGCTCAACGATATTCGTGAATTCAGCGCGAGTAAACTCATCGTTAAATTCGAACATTACGTTACGCGCAGCAAGTGCAATAGCTCTTTCAAGAACAAGAAACAATCTACGAACGTTAATGCGATCAAACGCTGATGGGCGAGCCATATGTGTCTTATCACCATAAAGAAGAATGCCTTGACCCGGAAGGTTAGCAATTGGGTTAACACTGTTTCTATAGAGAAGATCTCTCTCAGTTTTATTCGGCGTATATTCAAGAGCCGTGACACCTAGATACATGCCGCGCCTTTGGCCTGCTGGTGAATACCAAGCAGCTTGGTCATTATCTGACGAAGCCATGATACCTGCAGTTGAAGAAGCAGCTGGAATCTTGATGTACTGATCGTTGTACTTGTCATATACTTTGAGATAGTTGTTATCGTTAAACAGATACGAAGAATATGTGAATGTCTTTGCGCCGGCAATGATATCAGCATTTGGTGTTGAAGTCGTGATAATGTCATTGCGCGCAGGTGATGCAATTACAACACAATCTTTACGCGTGCTTTGAGCGATAGAAACAAGATCATTAACCACTGTGGTCTGATCTGTTCTTGAGACCATTCCAGGAGCAATTAGGAAATCAACCTGAATATTGTCAACATCTTCAAATTTATCAAAACCTGTTGCATATTCAGATGTTGTAAGAGCTAAACTGTTTTCTCCGTTGTCAAAGGTAATATTGACAGCAGCTGGAGTACCCAACTTATAGTCTCGGCTGTTAATAGCAACCAGTCCGGCATTAGAACTAAACTTAGAATTTGAACCAAATCCAGCTAACCAAACATAATTGGATCTATTATTGATAACGTCTTTAACGTAATTTGATGTGCCATCAGGTGCTTTTGCATCAGATGCTAGAGATACAAACGGGAAAGTTTCTAGAACTGTCCCACGTGTTCCTGTAATAACACCTTCAGCATCAATAACCACAACGTGCATTTCATCGTTTGATGCACCGGCTGCTTGAGCATGTGACGACGTTGTTGGAGCACCGTCAAAACTAGCTTCATATGTCCATCCAGTAAATGCTACATCATCAGCAGAATCAACAGCCCCTAGGATAGAAACTTTAATTGATGAGCCAATCTCACCTGGATATTTTGCAATAAACGTGTGACCGTCCGAATCAAGACCTGATTCTTGGTTAACAAAGTGTTCTTCATTGTTAACTACTGCTGACGCTGTTACATCACTGTCTGCAGCGTTTTGTGCATCGTCTGTTGCTCCACGAACAACATATAGTGAATTTGAATAGCGCAAGAAGTATGCTGCACTATGGAAGTCGATTGAATTTGTTTTGTTTGGATTACTAAATACTGAAACCAATCCTGCTTCGTCTGAAACTAAAATAGGGGAATCGACTGGACCCCAATTAAAGTTACCAACAAAGGCACCTGTTGTTGAACCTACGTTCGGAACAACGCCGGTAAGATCGATCTCTTTAACGGTAATCGCTGGAGATTCTGATACTGCCATGACTCTTTTCCTTTGAGTTAAATTATAAGCTATTCATAATACGGATTTTCAATTATTACTATTTATACTAAACCCATTTAGAAGTTTTGATCGCCGTATTCAATAGCCCACCCGTCATCTGTTGTCGGCCTTTCATACTGGTTAATAAGATCTGATGCATCATCAATAAATCCAAACGGAACAATATCATCCTCAATCGATTTCATTCTGTCTTTAAACATCATTTCTTTCATATTAATGTCGGTCATATCAGTGAACATTTCAGTGAGAGCAAAATAACCAAACATAACCAGATTCATTATTAGATCATCATGGTTTCCAGCACTTGCCTCAAAGGATTGCCCTTTTGCCTCAAAGGTAGATATTTCCATAATAGTATTAGTGTCATTGATAACAAGTTTATCATTTTCAATAATATCTTTAATTCCAGAGCATCCAAGACGCTTTGACTTTCTTGTCATCTCGACGCCGATACCATCAGATTTTAGAGCCGAGCTTACATGCATATTTTCGTATTCAAGATCGTGATATAAACCACGGCAAACCAATGTTCCTTGATCATTCGATTCAATTATAACATATGCATTGTTGTAAGAAGTCGCATACTTATATATAATATCAGGGAAGAGGATCGGAGAGATAGTATTACATCGATAAACTGCAACCTGTCTAAACGGATGCGAAGTTATGTCGATTATGGTAAACGTAGAATAGTCTTGTCCTCTTCCCTTCGATACATCAACAGTCATAATATATTGATGATTTTTCTTGGTCTTCTCGTATATTAGCGCATCACCGCCTTCAAGAATTTCTATAGGATTGATTGCTTTCAACTTCATGAGAGTCTCGGCGTTGATCAGAGTATCTCCTGTTCCAAAGAACGTATTTCCAAATTCTTGATCAAACTGCAGTTGAGATGTGTTACCGATTGTTTCAATTTTCCATGCCTCATCGCGGCCAGGAACATCCCACCAATCTACTCTGAAGCCCTTATAGGCATTTGTTCCCTGTAAAGCACCCTGCCAAATAGTATAAAACATGTTGCCAATACCATTCGCAGTGGATGTGATAATAACCTTTGTATCCTTACCTGATGATACAACGGGATATGTTGATGTATAGAATTCAGTGGCATTTTCTACAAACGCAAATTCATCAAGAAACAACAAGTTAATAGATAGACCACGAATGGATGATCCTGATGTCGCTGCTGCAATAATCTTAGAGTTGTTACTAAACTCAATAGAACCTTTATTAAGTGCCTTTGTCCCAGGCTGTAAAAAGAATGGAAGATTTTCCAACATCAAGGTTACACGCGAAAGCATTTCCCGAGCTGTCGCACCCTTGTTAGCAAGAATTGCAATGTTCTTTTCGGAATGGAATAGAGCATACCATAAAAGATACGCCACAGATGAAATTGATTTCCCACTTTGTCGACACGCTAAAACGATAGAGAATCGATTCTCGTTAAAGTGATCAAACATATTCTTCTGATAGTCATATAGCTTGAACGGAACAAGACCCCTGTCAAGAGAAATAACTTTACAATACGTGATTGCAAAATATGCTGGATCATGCATACACTTCTCGTATTCAAGAATAGTCTCCTTTGACCACCCTTGAACTATTCCATCTCTCTTCACGTTCGGATTTCCGAGATAGCCTTCGTTGCCGTTTACAATATTATTCATCTTTTAGATGTGGTGTAATGTCCACCACATTGCTCTCCACCTGTTTATGCGCGTCTTGAAGCATTCTTTGTAGATCCGTCGTGGATCCAATAAAAACATTATTAGTGGTAGTTCCACCCTCAGGTAGTACCGGTCTATTTTTAGAATTAATATCTTTATGCTTCTTACTCAGGTCGAGAAGTTTGTCATTAACATCTGCCGTATTTTTAATCAGTGTTGAGAGGACTTCAAAGGCCCGAGGGTGTTCACTTTCTCGTGCAACCTCAATCATGCTTTCAAGAGCATCTGTTCCCTTTTCGATTAGATCGTAAAGAACTTTTCTTGAATATTCGTAATCATTATCGTAATGTTCATTTTTTTCATCACTCATTATGCACTATCCTCATAACTATAAATTGTTGTGGTGAATCCATAATCGCTATCCGGTGATGCGTCTAATGGATTTGGGTCTACTTCAATCCGCGAAGAGGGGCTGAATAAGTCAAAGGCACCATCTGAATCGATTCCATGTGTATGTAAATCCACTATAGGCTTTCTGATAATTGAAGCGGTCTGTGTTGGTCCATAGAAATTAGCATTCATTTGAAAGTCTAATGTATACTGAATAATTCTTCGTGTGTCAAGACTTCCCTCATATGCATCAGTATATGACAACCCATTTAATGTGATCGGAACATCTTCCTTAATGTCATTATAATCAGCAAATGGTCTAATCGTTAAAGTGTATTGTGGACCAAAGTAAGGAATAATCTGTTCAATAAGCTGAAGAGCATCATCCTGTGTTTTCGTGTATATGTTCAGCTGAAAGCCGATAATATATGGAGTAAAGGAGTAAATTTTATTGCGGTTTGTCCCACTGTTTCCACGGTTGATGTTATTTGTCTTTTGCAACTGCCGCTGGGAATCATACTGAAACGAAATAATCTCAAATGACATTCTTGGTAACTTAATTGCGACCTTAGTATCGGTATCAAGATCGGGGTTTTCTCTGAGCCTTTCTAGATAACTATCTTTAGGAGCATATGACAAAGGAACTCTAAGTTGACTGATTACCTTATCCGAAGAATCTTTTCGAACCACATAGAGGTTATTAAACAGTGACCCAAATAAGGCCACACTTTTTCTGATTCTTTCGTGGTAGAAGTGTGTGCCTAACATTACTGCGGATCCCCAAATGGATTTGATTCACTAAAG